GCCGAGACTTTGGGCGAGCGCGGTGAACTCGTGACCGAGGCCGCCAGCGGCGATGAGGCGATTCGTGCGCTGGCGAGTGCGCCCGAGCCCGATGTCGTGCTGCTGGATTACCAACTGCCGGATTCCCACGACCTGAGTTTGCTCTCAACAGTCAGACGTTTGGCGCCGAATAGCCGCGTGATTCGCATGACGGAATTCGCCACTTGCATAAATACCGCGAGCAGGATCTTGGCAATGCGGACCACCGCCGCTATAAACTGCGTAAATTTCTGCTTTATGAGCTGACGGTTCGCCAGCACCCACGCCTTGAATGTCCGCAGCACGTCCAGGACCACCGGGATCAGCCCGACCCCTATTTCGTTCTTCAGTCCAGTAACGATCGCCCGGGATTCGTCCAGGGCGTCGTCCAGCATTTCCGCCGCGCGCAGCGCGTCCCCGCTCATCACGGTCCCTAGCGCGCGCGCCTGCCCCCGCATGGAGTTGATCGCCTCCGACCCTTGATTCAGGAGCAGCGTCACGTCCGCCGCGTCCCTGCCGAAAATGTCAAAAGCCATGCCGAGCTTGGCCGTCTGATCTGGCATCGTGGCGAACCGATCCGATAGGTCCAGGAGGATGTCCTCCGTGGGCCGGATCTGCCCATTCGCGCCCTTGACGGCGATCCCCATGGCCTTAAAATGGTCCGCCGCCGGTCCGGTCCCCGTGGCGGCATCCGCTATGGAACGGGACAGCTTAGACAGTTGCCCGTCAAAGCGTTCCTGCTCGATCCCGGCCATCTTAGCCGCGAACCCGAGCTCCTGGTAAGCATCGGACCCGATCCCGAGCTTGGCGGACGTTTTCGCTATTTTATCGCCGGCCTCGCTGGCCGATTTGGCAAGGCCGAACACGGCCCCCGCAACCCCAGCACCGCCGAACCCGATGATCTTAGCGAGCCCGATGGCCTGATTTTTTAGCCCTTGGAATCCTGACTCGAGCTTTTTTAGGTCTTTGTCATCGACCTTAAAACCCCAGACGGTTATTAGCTCCCGGACGGTTGCCACTTATTAGTCCCTGATCCTGCTTTGCCTGCTCGTTGATCAGGCTATGCGCCTTCGCAACGTCCGCGATATTCCAGCGCGTTTCGATCTCCGTCAGCGACCCGTACCCGTGCGCCACTAGCCGCCAGATCATCGAATCGATCGCCTCGCTTACCTCTTTGTCGTCCCATAGGTTCAGGCTGGGCCAAGTTTCAGGCCCAGCCCTTCGGCCAAAAAATCGGAAAAGTTGTGCTTAATCGCCTCCTTCAGGAGCACGAATAGCGATCCGATTTTTCCCTGGAAATCAGTTTCCAGGTTCACCGCGGCGAACCCTTCGGATCGTTCGATCTGGACATGCGCCAGTACGTCCTCGATCAAGTTCAGGACATCGGCCTCGTTCAGCCGATCCATCATTTTCTCGATTATTTTTCCCAGGTCCACCTCGGCATCGGTCACGGTCTTTTTGTCCGCGCCTTCCTTGATACCGGCGACCGCTGGACCGCCGATCAGTTTCATCAGACGGATGAGCGTCCTGATGGCCTTCTTCGGCGGCATGTGATAGAGCTCGTATCTTTTATCGTGGACGTTGATCCTCTTGCCTTCGATCATTTATCAGCTCCTGCATGATCGTTTTATTGACGGGTGTTTCCGCCGGTGAACATGGCAAGTTCCGCGCAGTCAATGACCCATTCGCGGCCGGTTGCCTCCCGGTTGAATTCGCTGGAGGGCGGTTTCATTATCCAGCCCGAAGGTGAAAAGCAAAGGGTCCGGCCATTCTGATCCCTGACCGTGATCGGCAGAACACCATTCGCCGAGACCTCGTCCGCCTGATTGATCCCGGAAAGAAAATCGTTATCGTCCGATGTCTGCATGAGCTGGATCGTGACCTTGCCGCCGTTGTTATTCGACCGGGAGCGGGTCGTCTCCCCGTCCACGCCGACCTGCTTGGTCCAGGAATCCTCGTCGCGTTCCACCGTGACCATGGCATCTTCGGCGAACCCGGTCAGGACGCGCGTCCCGACGATGACGCTAACTTGCTTGGCGTTGTAAAGTTTGACGGCCATGGTTTTCCCCTTTAAAGCGATACGGTGCCGCGGACGACGGTTTTATGGATGGCGCCGGCCAGCGTGGCCTGCCATTTGACATCCGGCAGGCGGCGCGCGGCCTTGTCTGCCGCCGAAATCTGGGAAACGAGCGGCGCGGTGATCGTGGGCTCGGGCGTGGCCGCGAATATCCCCTGCGCGATTCCTAGTTGGATGATCTCGCGCACGAACCCCTTGGTCACGTCCACGCCGGCGTCGGTGAACGGGATCTTGTCCGCACTCACGAACCCGTCAAAGATCCGCTCGGTCATCCGGGCATTGACAAAATCGACGCCATGGATCACGTCAATAAATTCGCCGCTGGCGACCACGCCCTCGGACGTGACGCCCAGGCCGCCGATCTCGCGGTATATGTTCGTATCCTTGCTCTCGACATTCACCACCTCGTTATCGGTGAATTGATCGGCGATCTGCGTTTTCAGTTCCTTGAATTTCCAGGTGATGCTCCCGGGATCTTTGGGGAGTTGTCCGCCGACCCAGGCCGCATGGTTGCGATTACCTTCGCGGGTTGAATCTTCGGGCGTCGTTTCGTTTACGTTGATCGTCGCCTGGGAGGCACCGCCGGTGATCAGGAAATCCGTAAATTCCAGAGACGCCAGCGCCTCCATGGTGATCGTGATTGTCCGGTTGCTAGGTCCGCCGACGACCGCGCTGGCGATGTCGGCGTGGGCCACGAACACGGTCGCCAGATCGTTGAGCGTCTGAAAATGCGACGTGTTAAAAGGGACCGAGGCAATCGGCACGCCATCGATCTCCCCGTCTATCGTGTTGCCGGTGATAACGTCCGCCGAAAAAACCATGCTCACGACCTGGATCGTGTTCGGTTTCGTAAAAAAGATGACCGTGCGATCATAGCCGAAGGCCGCCAGGAGTGCCGCCGTATCCGTCACCGTGGCGTCCACCACGTCGGCCTCGCGCAGTAGGCAGAAAAATATCTTGGAGTTCGTGGCCCCTAGCGCCTCGATGAATGCAGCGGCCGCCAGCACGTCCGCCTGGGCGTCCGTGTCCAGGAGTAGGGCATACCAGTCGTTATCCGTATTGATGATCGCGGCGAGCTCGGTTGCCAGCGATGCCAGGTTCGGGCGCTTGGCGATCTTGACGGTTTCGGGTACGAGCTCCTGCGCGAACATCGCGGCCGCGAGCTTAAAGGCCTCCTCCGTATCGGCGAAATCCTCTAGCACCGCTTCGATGCTGGAATAGGAACGGACGCCGGAAAAGGGCGCGCTCACGGTGAAAATCAGGGGAACCCCGAACCCTTGGCGCGCGGTGACGCGCGTCTGGCGGGTGATCTGGACATCAATAAAGGGATTATTCGCCATGGATTTTCTCCGGTTAAAAAATTATAGCATCTTGCTAGGGAATTCCCGCTATAACCTCGGCGGTTTCCAGCGGAAGGACGGTCGAATCGCGTTGCATATAGGCGTAAAAAATAACGTCCATGTGGAACCGATCCTCAAAGGACGTTTCCACGATGGCGGTCAAGTTGTCCACCGCGGGGGAATTCGCTATGCCAAGCTCGGCGGCTCGGAGTTCGTCCAGGAATTCAGGAAGTTCCAGCGCGCCGTGTAGCCGGCCTATAGCCGCCTGCGCGTCCTCCCCGTAAACATTTATTGACGCCGTGATCTGCCGCAGACCCAGGAGCTCGAATCCGTCTGTATCCTGGACCTCCACGATGGCGATGCCAGCCTGGGAGGCACCCCCCGTCACGGCGAAGGCCGTCAGCGCGATCGGCTTACGGGATACGAGCAGCACCTGGCGCGGGTCGGTTGTCAGCATCACCTGGACGAAATCGAACCCCAGGAATGCCCGGACGACCTCGAACATCGTGTCATCGTGACTAACCGCAAAGGTGACGGGCTCAATCCCCACGCCGTCCACGTCCCCGCTGAAAACGTTCCCGGCAATCAGATCGGCGTCAAGGGTCAATGTCTGGATATAGTCCCGTTGCCGGAAATCGTCATGCCCGACCCGGTTCGGCCCGGTGATCAGCTTGATCGTGGCGTAAGGCGGCCGGCGTTGCGGCGCGTCCTGATCGGAATAATGGACATGGACGTAGGCTGGATCCGCCGGCAAGGGCGCCGGGAACGTGGTCTGAATCCACTTGTAAATGAGATCGTAGATCCGATCCTTGAGCTGGGCGTTGGTCATTGTCTGGCGGCCTTATGCGCGTCCACGCGGCGGGCGTTCGCCCGATAGTGGGGGATCATCGTGTCGTTCCAGTCCTCGACCTGGAAAATCTCATAATCGTCTCCCTTGTATTCAATGATGTCCCCGGGGATCTGATTTTCCTCGTTCCCCACGCGGAACGCAAAGGTCGTGTAAATTTTTATCACGTCCGACTGCCGAACCCCTTCGGGTAGCAAGAGGCGCTCCCGGGCGGACATACGCTGGACTGTGCCATCCGTGCTTAGGATCGTTTCCGCCCCAGCGACGAATCGCCCCTTGAATTCCGTGGGCGCTGACTGCCGGCGGATCGTGAACGGCCCATTATCGAACGTTGTGATCACGTCTTTTTCTCGATTTTGTAATGGATCGAGTTCAGCATCTGGCCGGTATCGATCAGCGGCTTGGATGACCCTTTCCGCAGGATCGTAAAAATCGCGTTCGGCGGCTCGGTGAGCGTGGAAATCTTGTCCTTGATCGCGGACTTGATCACCTCCCCGATTTTCGCCAAGGATTCAAAAACCGTGGACTGCCCAAGCCAAATTTGATCTCGTTCCCGCTTGACCATGCTATGCCATTTTTCCGCATTTTCGTCCACCGTGGAACGCATGAAGGACCGCTCGGGGATCCGGCGGCTTGGCAGTCCGTATTCGTTCGTGATCCCCACCTCGGCCACGGTCAGCCCGGCGCTTCGATGCGCCCCGGCCGCCTGTAAAATCCCCACTTTGACAAAAGGCTTGTCAGCCAGTTTCCCGATCTCGCGCATGACGCGGGTGAACCCCATGTCCTTCACGGTCGTTTTTTGCTTGACCTTGATCATTTAAACGATGATCGGTGACGTGCTGAGCAGCCCCCTCAAGCGGAAATACTCCTCACCATAGGACGTTGTCGGCGTCACGCTGCCCCCAGGCGCCCCGGACGATGACGACGTGGACGTTGTACCGCCGCCATAGGACCGCGCCACGTCCCCGACCTTTTCGGACGTGACCGGCCCAGCCGTGACCACGGATGACGAACCCCCGCCGCCCCCGCCAAGCGACGCGGACATCGCCTCCAGGGCGATCAGGTGCATGGTCAGGTAGCGGATCCCGTTATCGGTCCCCGCGCCCCAGATAGCCGGATTGACCTGGGCCGTGGCCTCGTCTATCTTGAGCTGAATATAGGTCGCCTGACCGATCCCGCCATGCGGCCCGTTCGGAAAGTGGGCGACGATGTCGGCCGGTAAAACGGCCATAGTTTACCCCGCCTGGATCTTGGCGAGCTGTTCTTGAATGGCGGTCTGGACTTTTTCGCTATCGGTCTGCTTGAGCATGGCCTTGAGCTGTTCCACGTCAAAGGTTTCGGCTACCAGTTTGACCTGATCCTTTTCCTTGAGCGCCTGAAAGGCCGTGGCACCGCTCGTGGCGGCCGCGCGGGTTTCGACTTGCTTCAGAGAAAGTTCGCCGCGGTTGAATTTGTCCTTGGCGTCCGTCTGAAGGTTTTTAAGTAGCTCGTCATCGACGCCAAGGTTCGCCCCGGGCATCAGTTGGACCAACCGGCCGCCCTTGTCGGTGTACCGGATGACCCGCTTGGAATTGTTATAGACCGTTACCTTTTCGCCCATTGTCAGCTCCTATGGGTAGATTTTAAGACGCGGGCGGGAATTAGATCCCGTCCGCGAAGGTGATCGAGAGCGGGTAATAGATCAGGACGCCGCCGCAGCGGGAATGCGTGGGGACCACGAATTCCAGGCCGCGTTCCTGAACCGGCAGGGTTTCGTAAGCCTGCGGTATTTCCAGGGTGAGCGCGTCCGGGTTGCGGCGATACGCGAACATGCGATCCACTCCGCCAGCGCCAGCGCCGTCCAGCTCGTTGAGCCAGGTGACGTTCTTGATGAAAGGATTGTTTTCCAGGAAAAACTGGAGGATCGTCTTGTCGGAGTTCGCCGACCGTGGCGTGGACGCGATCAGCGAATACTGCGCCAAGGGCAAGATCACCGTGTCCGGCACCTCTACGCCCTTGCTGACGCTGAAAACCGTATTCGCCAGATTGTTCAGATCCCGCAGGATCTGATCGGCGGTCTTGCTGGCGAATGTCTTACTGGCGCCCGTGCCATCCGCAGGGATGACGACCTCGGTGATGTTCGGGTTGTCGTTGAGCCCCTGGAGGCCACAGACCGCATCCCCGGAAAAGGCGATCCGGTTGATTTCCTGCATGTGAGCCCGGCGTGCGGCGTTCGCGCGGCGTTGCTCGAGAGGCCGGTTCACCATCTGGGCGGCCCGGATCTCTTGCAAGTTCCACCCGAAGGCGGCGCCTATCGACTTGATCTTCGCGGTGAATTCAGCTCCCTTGACATCGGCACGCGGCAGATCGTCCGCATAGTTGGCGATGATCTTCGCCAGGCCGACTTGATCGTACTGGCGGTATGTCACCGTTTCGGCCCCGGGACCGGCGGACGTGTCGATAGGGATGATCTCCCCGTTGGCGAGCTTGAGCTCGGGGTACTTGACGTCGTAGCTCTGCGACTTGACCTTTTCAAGTTCCCGCTCAAAAAAGATGGACTCGTTGGAATCCAGGTTGATGTATTTCTGCTTCATGGTTTTTCCTTGCTATGGGTTGCGGGTGAAAAGTTAGCGGGTGATGCGGAGGATGGCGATCTCGCCGATGCCGGCGGACGTGATGAAACGGGCATTCGCCAGGGCGGCCGCGTTGCTGCCGTCGGCGTCGTTGCGGAAAGCCCCGGGCGTCCCCACGCCGCCGAAGCGGACGAACACGGACGAGGCGGGCGTCACGGCCGTTTCCACGGTCACGAAAACGTCCCCGAATTCCAGGACGCTCGCGGCGCTTTCGTCCTCGATGTCGATGGCGCCATTCTCGCGCGCCACGTCCCGGAGGGTGACGCCGCGGACGGTATTAAAAACGGTGATGTCGGTGGACAACGCGGGCGGCTTGACTTGGCGATCCGGGTCGGTTCCCGCGACCACGAGCAGGCCGAATCCAAGATCCGCCTCGGCGATGTAAGAGCGGACGGAATCCGGGACGATGTTCGCTTTTTGTCCCGGCAGGCCGATGGGCTGATTCAGATCGACGATCGTTTGGCTCATGGTGTTTTCCTTATAAAGTTTTTTCGGATGGGTTTAATGGCTAGGTTACTTAGAGAGGGGATTCTTCCAGGCGTTTTTTTGCGCGGTGATGGATTCCTCCCGCTTTTTCACGGCCTCGGCGGCCGCGGCTTCGGCGTCCTTGACCGCATCGTTGCGGCGGCCCAGGATGCTACCGCCGAGGCGTTCCATTTCGGAATCCGCGCGCTGCGCGTCGGCCGCGATGCTATCGAACCTCGCCTCAATGTAAATTTCGGTCTTTTCGGCCACGTTGATCCCGGGGTCCGCCTTGGCGACCGCAGCCCGCATGATGTCTAGGCGGGACTTGCCCGCGGTATCGTAGTCCTTCGGGAGCAGATCCTTGGCGCGGGTGATCAGCGCGTCGGTGCGCGTCTTTTCCACCTGGGCGGCCAGGGCGTCTTTTTCTTCCTTGACCTTGGCGAGCTCGGCGGTCTGGGAATCGAGGCGGGCTTGGAGTTGGTCCCCGCTGGCGGAAAGGCGCTTTTTCAGGTCGGCGTTTTCGGTTGTCAGAGTGGCGACCGAGGCCTCGGCGGAATCGGTCTTGACCTTGGCCGCGTCCTGGGTTGCCTTCGAGGCATCCATGGCCTTGGTCAGTTCGGCGATCCTTTCGTCCTTGCTTTTCAGCGCGTCCGTGACCGCAGCGTGAGCCGTTTCGGGCAGTTCGTATTCCTTGTCGCCGATCTTCAAAATCATTTTTTGCTCCCCGCCCGGATTATCCCCGGCCGTTTGTGTAATTAGTATAGCATCCGCACTATCTAATTTAATAATTAGATCGTGACCGCCGCGCGCCCGGTCCGTCACCGCGATATGGTTGTACCGGATCTTGCGTTGGATTGCATCGTAGGCGCCGAAAACTGGATGTCTTCCAGGCTTGAATTCGGTTTCCGTTTCGTAGCCGCAGGAAAGTTCCTTTTTCCCGTGGCGTATTTCGTCGATCGTTTTCGCATCCGTGATCGTGAGGATCGTTTTCAGGATTTCCCCGTCCCGCTGGACCTGTTCGGACGAATAGCCGACCATTTCCCGCTTGGAGTTTTCGGCGGTGACGAGGCGATCCTGCGGGTGCTCGTTCGTCACCGGGAGCGCTTTCAGGGTTTCCAGGCTGGCCGAATCGAAAACTTCCTCGGGCAGACGGAGCTCCCGGCGGGTCGTTCCGTCCGGGTTGCGGTACTCAAAAATCCCCGTGCGCGTGACGGCGGCCGGGACGCGGATGAATCCGTTGTCCATCAGCTCCATCTTTTCAAAATCCCCGAGCGCGTCCATCCGCATGGGCTCGCCCTTTTCCGCAGGCTCAAATTCCAGCACCGTCAGCCCATGCTCCTTGAGCCATGCCTGCGCGCGCTGGGCCGTGAACCGATTTTTTAGGAACCGGATCGACTGCCGCGTGGTGGATTTTTCGCCCTTGAGCCGCCCCACGATTGCGTCCATCCCTGGAGCCAGGTT